CGGAATCAACCAAGGAACCCGAAGACCTCTCGGTTTTTCCGTTGTTATCTGGCGTACCGGAACCGGAATCAACCAAGGTTCCCGAAGACCTCTCGGTTTTTCCGTTGTTATCTGGCGTACCGGAACCGGAATCAACCAAGGTTCCCGACGACCTCTCGGTTTTGCCGTTGTTATCTGGCCACGAAAGCAACATACGCGATGAGGACCTGGTGAACCTGTTCCTATTGATTGACGCGTTGTCCATTGCCCCTTCCGAAGACCTGTCGGTTTTGCCGTTGTTATCTGGCGTACCGGAACCGGAATCAACCAAGGAACCCGACGACCTCTCGGTTTTGCCGTTGTTATCTGGCGTACCGGAACCGGAATCAACCAAGGAACCCGACGACCTGTCGTTTTTATTGTTGGTGGCATCTGGCGTACTGGAAACCACCGAACCAACCAAGGAACCCGAAACCGATAAACTCGAAGTGAAAAATAATACTTCCCAACCAAATGGAAAGGGAGTGGACGATTTTTTGCAAAAAATAATAGATAATTATGACGGTTCGTCTTCGACTAGACCCCGACGAGGTCGTGTATAAGAATAATATTATTTTCTTCCCCATAAATAATATTATTACGTTCGAGTTACCAACCCACAAACAAAAGCGCGAACATGAAAAATCAAAAAATTATCCATACAAATCACGTTTTTCATTCCACGCCCTTTTTGTTTTGTCCGACAATTGGGCGTAAAAGGTATGTTCGTATTCTTGGGGTGTATCAAAATACAGACTCAACGGCCCCCCTGGTTGTATGCACCATTGTACTTTGAACAATGAATGTTCTCTCAAAGAACCAACTTTAATGTCGTAGTACTGCCCCGTAACCGCGTTGCGAATATGGTTGTTTGGGATAAACCCCGAGTTGTAAACACGGAATTTTTCAATTTCATGCGTTTCGGGATTTTTACGCCGCATCAGGACCGAAGCCGACGACCCACTGTTGGTAGGGCTTATAGTGTATTTGCTGCGATAATTGTTGTTGCACTCATAATCGTCCTCAAAATTTGAATTTTCTTCACTACAATCAAATTCTTCCATGGTTCGGTTGATATCTATATTACAGTTTCTTTATATCTATCTCGTTGTCATTGCAGCAGCACTGCAGTCATATAAAACCATGGGTCAAAAGAATAATTGTTGGGTGGGCGATGTATTTCAAACACTCGCGTCCATTCTCGAAAAATGCATGTAGATACAACGACTTGGTCGTCTTTGACCACGTGACCACACTCGACATAGTGTTGAAACATGTCGTCAAACATTTCTCTCCACCGTGTCGCTTGCAAATCACCATAGAGTAGAAAACAGCCTCCGCCAAAGGAGATTTGATTGTCTGGTAGAAACAATCCGCGAGCCACGATTTCCTTCAATCGATTGACTTCCTTGTCGTTGCGATTCACCAAGAGATAATGTATTTTGGCTTGGTCCAATCGTTCGAGACACCCCTGGGCCGGTATTTCGACGAGTTTCTGTTTGGGAACATCCATACCCAAACGACACCGAAAGTAACCAATGTCAACCCAACCGTACCATGTTTCTTGGGCATTCTCACCGAACCAACACATTTGAGCGGTGCGTTCCACCAACCAAACTTTTTGACACCATATCAAGTTCACCTTCCAATGCACCAATGAATTGACACAATTGTTTCTATTGTGGTTGTGTATCCAGAAATCCACACCCATTTTACGGTACAATTCAAATTCTTCAAGTGGATACATTACAAAATGCAGGTTCGGACAACAACTGTAGACCTGACTCCATCTTTGGAAACATTCCTGGTCGGTGTAAACGACCAGTTTGTAATTGACCACAGTTGACAGTATATTGTCTATCCAAGTTTCGTAAACAGAATGACCGAATTTCGCGCCGACAGGGTACCAACAGGTGGTCAGTATCAACGATTGTGGCATGTGTATATTGTCCCGGTCATCGTTTTATTTTGGTTTGTTCGGCTCGTCAGACCGGTTTCGCTACTCGAAACAAATTAAACGTAAATCGAATCAGAATTCAACGAAATGCAACACTATAGTGTTCATGAATATGTGGGTTGCGGTAAATTCGGTCAAGTGTATTGTGGGACCCATAAGGCAACTGGGGAATGGGTGGCCATCAAACAAGAAACTACGCCCACTATTTTGAAACATGAAACACAAGTTCTTTATTATTTGTATCGAAATCGATGCACTCATATTCCTTGGGTATATTGGTATGGCACCGTGCATCACAAACCTACCTTGATAATGACCTGGATGAATCAAGGGTCTCTTCGCAATGGTCGATACGACAAATCACGGTTGATTCATTATTGGCGAGAATTGTTGGACGCTCTACAATACATTCACAGCGTCGACATTGTACATCGCGACATCAAACCGGACAATTGCATGATACGTGACGGAATGGTTTATTTGGTCGATTTCGGGTTGGCGACCACCGTGCCGGAAGAAGATGTCGTGACCGACCATATTTTGGGAACCCCATCGTACATTAGTTTACATATTCACGACGGCCATACACCGACGAAACGGGACGATTTGATTTCTCTCGGGTATACGTTTGATGATGTATTGTACAATATTTCCTTGTCGGAGAGAATGGTCGTCGCCGACGAGAACAATGTCGGACTGGTTTCCATTCACCATTCCCAAAACAAACGGATATCCGACGAAAAACGAAAATGGCCATGGAACGAATATTTGAAAATATGCTATTCTTTGGGATTCTTTGATGTTCCTGACTATCGTTTGCTGCATTGCAAAATTGAATAAAAACGTTTCCGGTTTTTGGTTAACGAAAACAATGCAAGCGGAAACCACCATAGACAACGAATGGTTGGATTATTTGTTGCAACACAATTATGAGACTACACGAGGGGCGTCGTTTGCGTTCAAAGACACTTATCGACCGGCCGATGAAGTGCCGGCGAGAATCCCTCCCCCTTGCGAAGAATTGAATATTTCCACACATACAAAAACGTTGTATTTGAATCAAATTATTTCTCCCAAAGAGATATTCTGGAAAATACCCATCATAGAGTATGGGTTGCCCATGGAAGGTGTGGTCTACAAAGACATGAAAATCGTGATGAACACTCCCGAAGAATTGCAAGAGTATCAAGAACATTTGTCTCGACTGTCGAGTTATCACCGGGAAATTGTGTTGCGTCAAATCAATGTCCTGCATTCGAAACGGCACAAATTCAAGGACGAACGTAAAATCATAATAGGAATCAACAAAAAGAATATTTTGAATTCGAGGAAGCGACAAAAGGGGGCATTTATGAATTGTTTCACAATGACTGTCCGTTTCTTCTTTGAAGAATCGTTTCGCGAAATCCACATCAAAATTTTCAAAACCGGAAATGTCGAAATACCGGGAATATTGAACGGCGATTTGTTGACAATCACCAAGCGTGTGTTGATTGACACTTTGCAACCTCTCATCAATGTGCCCCTGTCTTTCGTAGAGAATGCGGAGAAACACAAAAGCGTATTGATAAACTCGGATTTTCGTTGTGGTTACTTTATTGAACGCGATTTGGCATATTCTATACTGAAAAACAAATACAACATGGACGTTTCCTACGACCCGTGCAGTTACCCCGGCGTGAAATGCAAGTTCTATTTCAATCACGAGTACCAATACAATACGGACTTGCAGCGTGGTCAAATAAGTTCAGAAGACTACAAATTGACCGTATCACAACTGGGGAAACACGACAAGTACACGTGCGTGACGTTTACTTTGTTTCGCACGGGGAGTTGTTTGATTTCCGGCAATTGCAGTGAAGATGTCCTCTATTACATTTACGGTTTTGTAAGGCAATTTTTGCAAGACGAATACAACAATATATGTATTCATCAAGATTTACCCGTGAACAAGAAGAAAAAAACAATAGTCCGCCGGCAAACCATTCATGTATCTTTCGATTACTATGATGGTTTGATGTCCAATGCTCCTACACGCGAAATTTCGGACAATTTCCATTTCATGCGATAATCTTCCCAAATCTTTAGTCGATTTATGCGTCTCAATTATAAAGTTTAAATACTTGTATTTTTTATAATTTCATAGTAAAATGACTAGCAATGACGAGATGCGATTGCCGTCCATCAAAACGATGCAAGAAGCGGCAAAATTAGCCATATTGGAGGACCGCCCGGTGATGTTGGATTATTGGTTGGGGTCCATAAAAAAGACAACCATGATTGGAGTCAACGAATTTGTAGAAAATGGCGCAAAAACGACCGAAAAATTATTAGTGAGAAATGAAAACGAATACACTAGTCCAATCGCCAAAGTATTTAGGGTACGCACCGAAACGGTGGATAAGGCGACCAACGAAGAATTGGTAGAATACATCATTATGACAGAGCATTCTATTTATATTGTCGATTCCAAAATACCCGTGCGACCGATTTCATCGTTTGACAAGAAACAGAATTAAGCATTACAACAAAAATTGAAAGGACACGAAAGGAAATAAAAACGAGACACAAAACCATTCATACAATGTCCACGTCGTCTGCACCTTCTTTATTTATGTTTCATTCTCATTCTTTATCCAATGACAATGAATGCAATAAAATATTTCAGTACATTATTAATATTGTGAATGAAAATTCGGAATTGAAAGAACAAAACAAGGCACTCTGTAAAATCATCAATCGAACTATGATGTTTGACACCCAGGAAAAATTAAGCAGCAATATACCTACATTTTCTTGCAATTTTACTCACGCCGCAAATACAGTACCCATTATAAATACGAATCCACCCATTGTAAGTCATCCAGACAAAGACGAAGACACAAAAGAAATCGTCAATGTGGAACCCATTGTAAGTCATCCAGACAAAGACGAAGACACAAAAGAAATCGTCAATGTGGAACCCATTGTAAGCGAAGGCGAAGGCGAAGGCGAAGGCGAAGGCGAAGGCGAAGGCGAAGGCGAAGGCGAAGGCGAAGGCGAAGGCGA